ATTGTGTTGGACTCAACACTCATTTGGGCCACGGCAGTTAGGTAGGAAGATCGGGGCGGAGGTTTTACTCGCGCACGCCCTGATCTGGTGGCTTGGGATTGGGAAGCCAGGATTTCGTCCTGGAAATCGACTAACCTATTAAAGATGGTTAGTATCTTATCTATCGTCATTGCAGCAGGTGAATACTTCGCCCCACCTTACACCCATAAGGCGGGGCTAGCTCTGGCTGGTTGGATAACGAGGGGGCTGCCCTCAACCGATCCTACTCCATAAGTCTAAAAAGACACGGTTTTAAATCCCCCTTTCCGCCCACACCCGGTGAAACCAGAGCCTAATAAAAGACCAGGTGTGTCGTATATTTGGGGGGGAAGGCGCTCAGTAGCGAGACTGACAGGAAGTGGCCACCTTTAGGTAGTCCTTCCATCCCACTTTCTCCGGCAAAACACCAAAGGTCCGCTGAGCGGCGGACCGCATTCTGGGAAACCACAAATCAAATACATCTTTTCCATGGAGCGCAAGCTCCATGTAAGAAGTTTCCAAAATCTGAAGTGTAGTCGTTGTGGGGGAAGGTCCTTTCTTTCGCCAATACGGCATCTCGAGAATCACACTCAACTCGAGAGGAGCGACTGTCCGCTGAGCCACATGGCAATAGCGGAATTTACGCTTCAGAAAGGTACAATCCTCAAGTACAGTTGTGGGCACATAGATCCCATTTTTCGAAGCCGGGGTGTACTTAAACCCGAACTTCGAAGCCACCTCGGCAAAGGTGACTTGGTTAAATATGGGGGCTTTCTCATCACTCACGTTGGTGATGTTATCATCGCCGACCACACACACATACACATGGTCGTCAAATATGTCCAAACTCGACGGATCTCCCCCATGCACATGTATCCACACTGCCCGAAACAGTATGTGCACAATCACGGTGTTTACCACCGACGTAGAGAACTGTCCCGAAGGGTTAGACTGAAACCACTCATATGTGGTGGAACCTTGCACATGCAGAGAATTCTTGACATCCTCATACAACACCTCACGCACGCGGCTGTGTTCGTCGCCAAACCAACCATCCATCACAACCAAAGCCGCAGAGAGAAACTGCACACTCTCCGAAGCATCCAGGTGCGTAAAGTCTCCATCAAAAACTTGAGGCCCTTTGGATCTCAACTTGGTAGCGAGAATGTCCCAGTCCTCAGCATACACATTCATCCCAAGACCAGTGCCATTCAACACATTGTTGTCATGAACACTCTTGATGAAGGAGCTGAAATACATCCTGCACGCAAGCGTGTGTGCCAAAGGGGCTCCACTGATCATCCTGGTTTTCACCAGTTCCACTTTCTCTTTCTTACGCCGCTCGTCCTTTAAGAAGTCCGTGTAGTAATGTTCCAATCTAACGCCCTCCTTAGCCGAATCGATGATAGTCGAAACGGAAGACCTCAAAGCCAAGGCCTTAGGTCCCTGTAAGTCGAACTCCTGTTCAGAGCCAAAAATGTGGAACTTCCCATTGCCTCCACGCGACAACGGATAACCTGCACTAGAGCTGCGATTCACG